TTTTTTTATTTTTTTTTATATTAATTTTTTATATTTAATTTAAAAATTTTTTTTTTTATTTTTATAAATTTATTGTTTTTTTATATTAATTTATTTTTTAATTTTAATTTTTTTTTTTTTTTTTTTTTCCATAATTCTTACTATAGTTATAGAATTTATTTATAATATTTCTTACATATATTTTTTGCAATTTTCATTGATTCTTTTTCCATTGAATCTAATACTACATTATTGATTCCATTTAAATTCAAAAATTTATTATAATAATAATAAGGAAAGGAATATTTTTCGGGACATTTATTATTATATTTAAGGCATGTGCTATTATCATTTATTTCACATCCTTTAGAACATGAACCTCCACTAAATTGTAAAGATGTATCATTTGTAAATTTATTTTCCTTCAACTGGAATTTGCCATTATAAGATTCTCCACCAACATGACAAAATCGTCCAATATAATTAGGATTTCCTTCGCCTATAAATCCTTTAGGTATTATTTTAGGAGCATTATAACAAGTATATGCTAAATTAAATTTTTTAATAGGTTTTTCTAATGTTCTGGCAACTGATTCAACTACACAACATGGATTGGGATCTGGATGACAATCATTGTAATTATTTGGTGAAATATTATAAAAAGGTAGTTGCCACAGACTTCCTATATTTGTTTTTTGTACATCTATTTTTTTTTTGTCTTTTGTTAATTTTGATTCTCCACTAGCAATAATTAACGCAGCTGGACAATCTTCTTTTTTTCCTCCCCCCATTTTCCAAATCTCTGCAATATTTTTCAATGTTAAATTATTTTTTTTGCATATTGATTCATTAAAATCCTTATTTTTATTAACATTATTTAAAATTAAAAAATATTCATTAGTTTTTTTAGTAATCCTTCCCAATATGACTATTATTAAGATAATTAAAAATATTATTGAAAAGATTTTAATTAATTCCATATTATATTATGTAAATATATTTATTATTATTTATTTATTAATAAGAAGTATTTTTTTGGTAATTAAAATATTATTTAATAGTAAATAAAAATATGGAATTAGCCGCTGCAGCAGCATTAGGAGCTACTGGATATTATCTAAATAATGGAAATATTAATAGAAATCGAGATAATTCAATCAATGATAAAATATATTCAGGTAGAAAACCAAACACAAGAAATATTTACGATTCAAATACAATATCAAAAACTCAAAGTGAAATTATGCACGAATACAATCGAAATTGGAACAAATCTTCCGACCCTATCAGATCGAATATAATTCCAATAGATTTTACTCAAGAAATACGAAATAGTCAAACTACACCCATTCAATTTTTACAACGTCCAACTCATACTCGAACTACGAATCAAAGAGATTCCGAAAATACAGAAACCAACGATCAAGATCTTTTTGTTAACAGTTTAACAGGAATACCTATGCGAAAGGAAGAATTTAAACATAATAATATGGTACCATTTTTCGGAAGTAATGTAAGACAAAATACTGGTGAATATGGTAATCAACATCTATTAGAAACATTTACAGGAACATCTAATTTTGATAAAAAAAAAATAGAAATTGAACCACTCTTTGATCCTCAAAAAAATCTAGGAAATGTCTATGGTATGCCTACTATGGCAAGCACTATATTAGATCGATACGTTCCATCTCAATATCGACAAAATGAGTCACCAATAGACTCTGTAAGAGTTGGACCTGGTTTAAATAGAGGATTTACTACAAAACCATCTGGTGGTTTCCAACAAGCAGAAACGAGAGATTACGTTTTACCCAAAACAACAAATGAAACAAGAACTTTAAATAATCCTAAACTTACATATAAATCCAGAGTCGCAGGTCCACCAAATCAAATAGGTAAAACTGGACTCCAAGGAAAAATTTGTAAAAATTTACCTGATACATATTTTGTAAATTCTCCTGATCGATATTTTACCACCACAGGAGCAGTAACTGGTCGAACTGAACGACCAACGGTTATTGATAAATATACAAATAGGCAAAATACAACTAAACCTTATACTGGTTCAGCAGGACCTGCGGAACGAATGAAACCAACTCAGCGATCAAAATATAGAATGGCTAATAGAAATATCTTTACTACATCAGGAGCAAGAAATTTTTATCAACCACAAGAATGGACTGTTAAAAAAGATATTGGTGATTATGGTAAAAATGGAATGTATGCCGCACCTACCGAAAGAGAAACAACTGAAGATAAAACTTATACTGGTAATCTTGTAACTGTAGTAAAAGCACTTATTGCCCCATTACAAGATATGCTAAAAGAAACAAGAAAAGAAAATTTTGTTGGATCTATTCGACCCACCGGAAATGTACAAATGTCAATCCCAGAAAAAATGACCGTTTATGATCCTAATGATGTAGCAAAAACAACAATCAAAGAAACCAATATTCATAATCAAAGAACAGGGAATGTACAAAATGGACCTAAAAAACTTATTACATATGATCCTAATGATATCGCACGTACAACTATTAAAGAAACCAACATTTACGATAATCGATCCGGAAATATACAACATGGTCCTCTCAAACCGACTGTATATGATCCAAATGATATTACACGCACTACTATTAAAGAAACCAATATTCACGATAATCGATCCGGAAATATACAACATGGTCCTCTTAAACCCACTGTATACGATCCTAACGATATTACACGAACAACCATTAAAGAAACCAACATCCACGATAATAGATCTGGCAATATTGAAAATGGTCCTCTTAAACCTATTGTATACGATCCTAACGATATTACACGAACAACCATCAAAGAAACCAATATCCACGATAACAGATCTGGCAATATCGAAAATGGTCCTCTCAAACCTATTGTATACGATCCTAACGATATTACACGCACAACCATCAAAGAAACCAATATCCACGATAACAGATCCGGTAATATCGAAAATGGACCTCTGAAACCTACAGTCTACGATCCTAACGATATTACACGCACAACCATCAAAGAAACCAATATTCACGATAACAGATCCGGTAATATCGAAAATGGACCTCTGAAACCTACAGTCTACGATCCTAACGATATTACACGTACAACCATCAAAGAAACCAATATTCACGACAACAGATCCGGTAATATCGAAAATGGACCTCTGAAACCTACAGTCTACGATCCGAACGATATTACACGTACAACCATAAAAGAAACCAACATTCACGATAATAGATCCGGGAATATTCAAAATGGTCCTCTCAAACCAATCGTCTATGACCCTAGCGATATTACACGCACAACAATCAAAGAAACAAATATTCACGATAATAGATCCGGTAATATTGAAAAAGGACCACTTAAACCCACCGTTTATGATCCTAATGATATTGCTAAAACAACCATCAAAGAAACGAATATTCATGATAATCGAACAGGTAATTTTGGAAACAAAAACTTAATCAAAGAAGGTTATACTACTAATCCACAATACGCTCCTAATACAAATAAACAATTTACTTCCAATCATGAATATACTGGAACTCCAGATGGTGATGCTATGTCAGGTGGAGGAGATGGATATTTAACAACTTCATATAAAGCTGATAATACAAATAAACAATTTACCTCCAATAATGAATATACTGGTGGCGCAGGATCTAATGAAACCATAAAACCAATGTCTTATTCAGATGTTTATAATCAGACCATGAAAGAAGTAACAAAAGAAAAAGATATTGTATCAAAAGGAAGAGCACCAACTTTAAATAATACTAAAATATCTGTTGGTGAAGATCAAATTACAATTAATGTAAATAAACTTGAAAGCGATATTATTAATACAAGAGAATTGGCGGCTAGCAAAATCTATAATTCTATACCACAACCTGAAGCATGTGGAGTAACGACAACTAAATCTATTGTTGATAACGAAACAATTGAAGAACGTATTAATCCAGAAATTTTAGAACAATTTAAAAAAAATCCATATACTCAGCCATTAGATAGTTTTGCATTTCCATAAATATTTCGTATTTATTTTTCATTTTTAAAAAAAAGATAAAAAATTTTAATCGTAAATAAAAGAAATGAATATAAATCTAAATCTAAAAATCAAGAAAATTGAAATAAAAGGTGATAATATTTTAAATTTACCTGATCAAAATCAATCTACTAATCATTACGAAAATAATTCAAATAAAGAAAAAGATAAAAAAAAAAAATATGATGATAATGATATTAAATACAAAAATAATAATAAAAATGAAAACATAAATGAAAATGAGGAAAAAAATAAAAAAAAAAATAATCAAATTGAATCTGATATAATTTTAGATACTAACAAAATCATTCATTTCATACAAATGAATGGAATACAGATTCTTGATTATTTTTTGAAAATTGATAGTGTTAATAATAACATAATAATTAAAAAAAAAATAGAGAATACTTTTAAGAAATGTAAAATTTGTTTAGAAGATGATCAAACAATTAAAAATAAAAGAAACACTATTCATAAAAATGAAAAAGATATTTTAAATGATTGGTCTTATGTTGAAAATTATGAATCAGATACAAAAAATCTAATAGAATTAGAAGAAGGAACTCTAAATAATTCATTACCAGATAATATAAAAAAACTTTATGAAAATGATATATATGGATATACTCAGACATATTTTGACTAAAATAAATTCATGAAATTTATGCATTTATTATTTTCATTATTAAATATTTTGGATGAATAATCAGTTAAAATATGTTGTCTTTTTAATTTATTATATTCTTTTCCGGTTGATTTACCATTTATTGGTTTCAATTGATCAAAATATTTTCTAGAGATATTATCCCAATAATAAATTTTCTTATTTTGAAATTCAATAAATAGTCTACTATCACATGGAATATATGATATTGTTTCAATGAATGAGCTATTTGGTATTTTATAAATTTCAACTTTCTTATAAACAAAATAATATGATATTACTAGTGTCTGTATAATCATTTGATAATTAATATATAAATATACAGGTAAAAGGAGATAAAAATAATAAAGGAAATTTAACATGATCAAGAATAAATATTTTGAATTATGTTTTTGATTAAAATTCTCAACATTTTTTAAAATTTGATTGTTTGTATAAAACATACTTAATATTGAAATATAATTAAAACTGAATAATGCTAATAAATTTATCATTAATAAATCATATTTTTGTAAATTTATAGTATTATTTATATTTCTGCTAAAAAGGTTTATTTTCGAAATCATTAAAGGCATTAATTACTTTTCGTTAAATTTTTGTAAACATTATATTTCAATTTTATTTAAAAATCTTTTATTTCAATAATTTCAGAATTATCAGAATTCTTTATATCTATAATTGAATCTATAGTATTTTTTTTTTCACAAATATCAATGATGATATTTTCTGATTGGGAGAAATCGATTGAAGTTTCACTATCTTTATCATCTATAGTAGATGAAATTAAATCATTAGTTTCTACATTTAAATCATTAGCTTCTTCATTTAGATCGTTAGCTTCTTTATTTAGATCATTAGGTTCTTCATTTAGATGATTAG